GGTCGAGATCGAAGAAGAAGCCGAGAAGGAAGTCGAGAAGGAAACTGAGGTCGAGACCGAGGAAGAGGTTGAGAAGGAAGTTGAGAAAGAGACCGAGGAAGAGGTCGAGAAGGAAGTTGAGAAAGAGACCGAGGAAGAGGTCGAGAAAGAGACCGAGGAAGAGGTCGAGGTTGAGGTCGAGGAAGAGCCCGAAACCGAGAAAGAGACCGAAGTTGAAATCGAAGTTGACCCGTATGATGAGGACGAGAAAGAAGTTGAAGTCGAAGTTGACCCAGTAGTTGACCCCGTAGTCGAAGTTGACCCAGACGTTCCTGATATCTTTGTTCCTCCGATGACGAGCTTCAATGACGATGGAGAAGAGGAAATTGAGTGCCCTGAAGGTTACACGCAGATCGAGACTGATGCTGGCCCAATGTGTCAGAAGATCATCACGGCGAGATCCTCTATCCAACGTGGCGGCAGATTTATCAGGGACCAAGGTCGAGGGTACACGGGTGGCACGGCCAGACTCTCCAGCGGAACCAAGGGCCCCGGTCAGAAGCGCAAGACTCGTACAACATCTCGTACAGAACGTCGCCGCCCTACGGTTAGAACCTGATGAATCTACAGGCGCTACCCGAAGAAGCTCTAAAAGAGATCTTGGCCTTAACCGAGGCCAAGAAGCGGCTTGATTTGCGGGAAGAGGCAAGTGAAAAGTTCATGCCGTTTGCGCATCATGTGTACGAAAACTTCATCGAGGGCCGTCATCACCGGATAATCGCTGAAAAACTTGAACGTGTTGCGCGAGGAGAACTCAAGCGATTGATAATTAACATGCCGCCTCGACATTCGAAGTCGGAGTTTGCAAGTTTTTTGATGCCAGCTTGGTTTTTGGGCCGTAATCCGAAGTTAAAAATCATCCAGGCTACGCACAACACTGAGTTGGCGGTGCGTTTTGGCCGCAAAGTAAGGGATTTGATCGATGATCCAGCGTATAAAGAGATTTTTCCAGACACGAATCTCAAAGAAGACAATAAAGGCGCGGGTAAGTGGGGCACTACAGCGGGTGCAGAGTACTTTGCTGCAGGTGTGGGCGCAGCTATTACTGGCCGCGGTGCAGATTTACTTATCATTGACGACCCTCATTCGGAACAAGATGCGTTAAGCGAGTCTGCCTTCGATAACGCCTACGAATGGTACACTTCTGGGCCTCGTCAGCGTCTCCAACCGGACGGAACCATCATTTTGGTCATGACTCGATGGGGTAAAAAAGACTTGACAGGCAGATTACTGGCCCAGCAGGGCAGTGATACCATGTCTGACCAGTGGGAGGTCGTAGAATTTCCTGCAATCTTGCCGAGTGACAAGCCTTTGTGGCCTGAGTTCTGGGATAAGGACGCTTTGCTTTCGATTAAGGCGTCTTTGCCTGTTGGAAAGTGGAATGCGCAGTGGCAACAGCAGCCGACAGCGTCGGAATCTGCGATTATCAAGCGCGATTGGTGGCAGGGCTGGGAGAAAGAAGAGATTCCCCCTGTCAAGTACATTCTTCAGTCTTATGATACGGCGTTTTCTAAGAAAGAGACGGCGGATTACAGCGCGATTACTACCTGGGGCATCTTTACGCCCGAGGAAGGTGGGCCTGACAACATCATTTTGATGGATGCGCAGCGCGGTCGGTGGAACTTTCCTGAATTGAAGGAAAAAGCGTTTGAGGAACATGAGTATTGGGAGCCGGATATGGTGCTGGTCGAAGCAAAAGCGACGGGTACACCGCTTATTGACGAGTTGCGGCTCCGCGGGATTCCTGCGCTGGGCTTCTCACCGGGCAAAGGACGTGATAAAGTGACCAGAATGCACATGGTTGCGCCATTGTTCGAGGCTGGTGTAGTCTGGGCCCCAAGTGATAAGAAGTTTGCGGACGAAGTCATCGAAGAAGTTGTATCATTTCCCAATGGCGACCACGATGATTTTTGTGATAGCATGACTTTAGCACTAATGCGTTTTCGCCAAGGCGGGTTTATATCGCTTCACGGTGAGGGCGACGACGAAAACGAGTATCGCCGCAAGCGGGAGTATTACTAATGGCTTTGCCACCACTTTTAGATTCTGGAATATCCTCCGAAGATATGGCTCCTACAGAGGCCTCTGTTGATGTTTCGGTCCCGCAAGTAGAAGATTTCGCAGGCGGAGCGGAGATTACCGAGGACGGTCAAGGCGGCGCGATTATCCAAGCCTTAGTCGAGGCTATGCAGGGCGAAGAAGCGGAGGAGCAGATTCCTCATAGCGCGAACTTGGCCGAATATTTGGACGACGGGTATCTTGGAGAGATCTCCTCAGACCTACGCGCATCATACGAAGACGATATGGAGTCTCGTTCGGAGTGGGAAGAGACATACACACAAGGCTTAGATCAGCTTGGCGTTAAGTACGACGAGCGCACACAGCCGTTCCAAGGGGCATCGGGGGTAACTCACCCGTTGATTGCCGAGAGTGTCACTCAGTTCCAAGCACAAGCGTACAAAGAGTTGTTGCCATCGGGTGGCCCAGTCAAGACTCAGGTCTTGGGTTTGCAGGACGTGGCCCGTGAAGAGCAGGCGGCTCGTGTAAAAGACTTCATGAACTACCAGATCATGGAAGTTATGGAAGAGTTCGACCCTGATATGGATCAGCTTCTGTTCTATTTACCGCTTTCGGGGTCTACGTTTAAGAAAGTTTACTTTGACGAGTCTAAACAGCGGGCGGTTTCTAAGTTCGTTCCGGCTCAAGATTTGGTTGTGCCGTATGCCGCGTCCGATCTGGCTACAGCTTCGCGTGTTACGCACGTTCTACGCATGGACGGCAACGACATCCGCAAGATGCAGTTAGCTGGATTCTACCGTGACGTAGAGTTAAGCAAGTACAACCAAGAGGACGAGGTCCGCGAGAAGGTAGACGAGCTTCAAGGCACGTCTCGCACTTACTCGGACGAAGTGTACACGATCCTTGAGATGCATGTTGACTTGGACATCGAGGGCTTTGAGGACATGGCTCCTGATGGGGAGCCAACAGGTATTGCGATTCCGTACATTGTTACTCTGGACGAGGGATCAGGGAATATCCTGTCCATCCGCCGTAACTTCGAAGAGGGCACGGGCATCTCTAAGAAGATGCAGTACTTCGTACACTACAAGTTTATGCCTGGTTTAGGGTTCTATGGCTTTGGTTTGATCCACATGATTGGTGGATTGGGCCGCGCAGCTACGAGTATTCTTCGCCAGTTGATCGACGCCGGAACCTTGGCAAACCTCCCAGCTGGGTTCAAGGCTCGGGGCGTAAGGGTTCGTAATGACGACGAACCCTTACAACCCGGAGAATGGCGGGATATTGACGCTCCTGGTGGCAACATCAGGGACGCAATCATTCCGCTTCCGTACAAAGAGCCTTCAGCCACCCTCGCACAGCTTCTAGGAGCCCTCATAGAGGGCGGAAGACGTTTTGTGTCACTGGCAGACCAACAAACAGGAGATGGCAACGCAGCGGCTCCTGTGGGGACTACAGTGGCTATGTTGGAACGCGGCATGAAAGTTATGTCTGCTATCCACAAGCGGCTGCATTACGCACAGCGTCAGGAGTTTCGTGTTCTAGCTCGGATCTTTAGGGACAACATGCCCGCAGATGGGTATCCTTACGACGTTGTCGGCGGTGACCGTATGGTTATGGCCGAGGACTTTGACGGGCGTGTGGATGTTATTCCGGTCAGTGACCCGAACATCTTCTCGATGGCACAGCGGGTTACTCTGGCTCAGACGCAGTTGCAGTTGGCTCAGTCCAACCCTCAGTTGCACAACTTGAACGCAGCGTATCGCAGAATGTATCAGGCCCTTGAGGTCCAGAACATTGATGAGATTCTACCACCACCTCCGCAGCCGCAGCCGCTGGATCCAGCGATTGAGAATGCTCGGGCGCTGATGGGAGAGATTCTGAATACGTTCCCAGAGCAGGACCACGACGCTCATATCCGTATGCACATGGCGTTCATGAAGACTCCTTTGGTGTCTACATCGCCTCAAGTCATGGGCACGTTCTACTCCCACGTTATGGAGCACGTTTCTCAGAAGTCTCGCCTAATGGTTATGGCGGAGATCGAAGGGATTATTGGACAGGCACAGTTGGCGGCTCAGAGCGGAGCTATCGATCCGGTAGCGGCGCAGCAGCAAATCGCGCAGGTTCAGCAGGATATGCAAGATCCGGGGCAGATGGAGAAGTTAATCTCGCTGCAGATGGAAAAGATCATGGCAGAGATACTTCCAGGGCTACTTCCAGTTGGCAACGATCCGATGAGCGACCCACTGGTCCAGATCCGTATGCAAGAGTTGGCTCTGAAAGAGAAAGATTTGCAGCGTAAGACTGAGGAAGATCAGGGTGATATGCTGATCGAACTTCAGAAGATGCAGCAGCAGGCCGCATCCGCAGCGGCTCGAATTGAAAGCCAAGAAGAGATCGCGGACAACCGTAACGAAGTGAATCGGGAGCGTATCCAGGTTCAACGTGATAAGATGCGACAAGGGGGATGATACAATGCCTCTTAAACAAGGGCGCTCAAAAGATGTAATCAGCCAGAACATCAAGACCGAAATGGCTGCTGGAAAACCGCAGAAGCAGGCGGTTGCCATTGCGTTAAGCAATGCAGGAAAAACTAAGTATTCCTCTGGCGGCATGGTTAATAAACGGTTTAGTCCGATAGCCCGACCTCAGAGGTTTGTCGGAGAGTTCTAGTGTTGTGCGCGTTGGTCTTCGTGTCGTTTGGACACGCATGGACGCAAAGTGGCAATGAGTTGTTCCAGTACTGCTACTACGACTGCGGCACGGCAACAAACGGGCTGTGGTATGACAGGGTTTTTCGAGTTAACTATCTTTACGTTTGCCCTGCGAGGTTCTTTGAAACATGATCGATCCAATCACAGCCGTTGGCCTCGCCACTTCTGCTTATAATGCTATCAAGCAGGGTATTTCTGTAGGCCGTGAACTTCAAGATATTACCGGTCAGCTTGGTCAATGGGGCAAGGCTTGTAGTGATTTTGCCTTTGCTGAAGAGCAGATCAAGAATCCCCCGTGGTATAAGTTCAAGGGTTCGGACACGCACAGTGCCATTGAGATATTTGCGCAAAAGAAAAAGATGTCCGAAATGCGTAAGGAAATCAAGAACTTCATCAGTTTTCAGTACGGTCCATCCGCTTGGGAAGAAGTTCTACAGATCGAGGCTCAGATGAGAAAACAACGTAAAGAAGAAATTTACAAGAAAGAGCAGTTTAAACGCGCTCTAATAGAGTGGACCGTGGGTATTTTGCTTGTGCTTTCAGGCCTTCTCGGTTTGGCTATCGTATTGTATTTCATGGGTAGAAGTCAGGGGAAGTGGTAATGTGGTTTTTAATTTGGTTCCAGGTTATGAAAAACAACATTGAGCATTATCAACTCAATCAGTTTACGACTGAGAACGAGTGCAGAGAAGCTCTTGAGGATGCAAAAGTCTTGATAACTACGAGCCAAACGACGGTGTATTGTTTTGAGGTTATTCCGAAATAAAAGAGGGGATTACGTTGTATATGACAAATACGAAAAAGTTGTTATAATAACCCATCACAAGCACCACGCGATTGCTTACGCCAAGAGGATAGAAGATGCCAAACGAGTACGACCTGAACGGAAACGGAAAGATTGATCCGGTTGAGCATGAGATTATGTTGGAGGATCGCCGCCGTCGCATGGAAGACGCAGACGCTAAGAGAGACGCGCAGAGGCGCATGACTTGGTTTGCCTTGTCTGGTATGATCTTATACCCTTTCGTCATTCTAGTGGCCTCTATGACGGGCCTAGAGACGGCAGCGAAGTTGATGGCGGAGATTGCCGCTGTGTATGTTATTGGAGCTTCGGGTATTGCCGCGGCTTATTTTGGGTTTAACGCAATGGAGAGCAAGAATGCTACAAGCTCTGATAGGTCCGATCGCTAGCCTTGCTGGCGGATGGTTGGACGCAAAGACTACTAAGCAGGCCGCAGAGGCCAAGCTCAAACTGACCGAGGCGGAAGCCAAGGCCAAGATCATGCTGTCTGAACATACGAGCGTTGCTGACTGGGAGCGCATTATGGCGGAGGGGGCGAAGTCCTCGTGGAAAGACGAATGGTTCGTAATTGTGCTATCGATTCCGTTGATTCTAGCCTTCGTGCCTGGTGCAGAGGGATGGGTGGATCGTGGGTTTGAGCAGCTTTCCAAAGCGCCCGACTGGTATTTTTATAGTTTAGGTATCGCAATAAGTGCCAGCTTCGGTGTCCGCGGTGCGCAGGCTTTGTTTAAGAGGAAGTGATGGAAAACTTAAAGTTACCTGTAGCCCTTGTGGCAGCTATGGCGGTGCAACTCGCGGCTGGTGTGTGGTGGGTAAGTCAACAGGCAGCGACCATATCTAGTCTTGAGGAAGTTGTCGGCCAGATCGGATCCCGCATGGCAATCGAAGACAACATAAATCTTAGACGTGATGTAGAAGACAATGCGTCAGAACTGGACTATGTTTTTGCTGATGTAGAAGACATTTGGGATGAGTTGGCTAACTTAGCTAACTCCATCGGACGAGTGACTGCGTTGCAGCAAAGAATTGCTTTAGTAGAGAACGACTTGAAATATATTGGTCGTGATCACAACGGTATCATGAACATGAAAGGTGGGGCCGAATGACATACAAACTAGGAAACCGCAGCAACGAGCGGCTTGAGGGCGTTGATGCTTCTCTACAGGCCGTTGTTCGCAGCGCGATTGGACGTTCCGAACAGGACTTCAGTGTGATTTGCGGACTAAGAACCCGCAAGGAGCAGGAAGCCTTGGTCGCGAAAGGTGCGAGCCAGACTATGAAGAGCAAGCATCTAGGCGGTTATGCCGTTGATTTAATGGCATATATTGACGGGGGCAGATGGGAACTGAATCTCTATGATGAGATTGCAGACGCCATGAAGGATGCCGCCAAGGATTGCGGAGTTAAGATCCGTTGGGGCGCGGCTTGGCATATCGATGACTTCGGTGCCTATGAAGGTACTGCAGAAGAAGCTATGAACGAGTATGTGGACTTACGTCGTTCACAGGGCCGTCGTCCATTTATCGATGCGCCTCACTTTGAGATCATGGAGTAACCAGTATGCCAACAATTATGATCAGCATCCTTCCGGATGGTATGCCTGTCGATACGATGGAAGAGAGCGACGAGGGCAGTTCTTGTCCTCTTCCTACTCAAGACGCCGACTTGAATATGGAAAACAGAGACATGGCGGAGTATGAGCATGGGTACAGAGAACCCAATACTTCGGTAGCATTTCGCAACGATGAGAGCTGCGGAACTTGTGGTATGTACAATCAGACAGAGTCCATGCAGGAGTGTATAGGCGACGAGTCTGGAGACACAGGCTATTGCCAACTCCTCAAATTTGTGTGTAGTAATGAGAATACATGCAATGAGTGGGTAGAAGGTGGACCGATTACATCTGACCTACAAGAGGAATACAAGGACATTCTATAATGGATGTTGTCGATTGGGCAAAGTACATCTATAAGAAACTTGACGAGCGGGAGAAAGATATCTCTGCCGCTCTTGCAAGCGGTGCTGTTAAAGACTGGGAACAGTACAAAATGTCTGTAGGGGAGATACGGGGACTCTCTCTTGCTCGAGAAGAAATCAAGTCCCTGCTGGAGAGAAACGTAGACGATGTCGAAGACCTTATATCTTCCTGATCACGTTGCGCAGAAAATGAACAAAGAGAAGGCCGAGGCGAAAGCTGACCCTGAGTCTTTGAAGAGCGCATATGTTGACGCTAATGAGCGGGTGCTAGACCCCTCCCTTTTAGACAAACCCCTAATTGACCGTCTCCCGCAGCCGACAGGTTGGCGGGTTTTAGTTATGCCGTATCAAGGCAAAGCTAAGACGGCGAGTGGTTTGTATATCCCTGATGAGATCCGAGAACGTGAGTCCGTAGCTACGGTTGTGGCTTATGTGATGAAGCTCGGACCCTTGGCGTATAAGGACCCTGGTAAGTTTGGGTCAGATGTTGAACCTTGGTGCAAGGAGGGTCAATGGGTTTGCATTGGTCGCTATTCCGGATCTCGGTTCAAGATCGACGGCGGGGAAGTTCGTATCATCAATGATGATGAAGTAATCGCCACGCTCTTAGAGCCTGACGATATCAAACATGTTTAGGGGTATGTTATGACCGAAGAAACGGAAAACACCGAAATTGAGAATGATACTGAGGTTACTTACGAGGAACCTGAAAGTCAGACTGAAGACAAAGTCAAGCAGGCCTCGAATGAGGATGAGCTAGACTCGTACAGTAAGGGTGTGCAGACGCGCATAAAAAAGCTGACCGAGCGTTATCGCCAAGAAGAGCGCGACAAAGCTGAAGCGGTTCGTTTGTCTCAGCAGCTGATTGAAGAGAACAATAAGCTGAAGACTCGTGTGAAAGCGTTAGATACTGGGTATCTTTCCGAGTACGGGAGCCGTCTTGAGTCTCAGACTGAAGGTGCGAAGCGCGTCTACAAAGAGGCTTACGAGGCTGGAGACACAGACAAGATGCTGGAAGCGCAGCAGGCTTTGTCTAACATTGCCGTTCAGCAACAGCAGTACAACACGGCGAAAGCTCGAGCGGAGCAGCAGGCCAAGATGCCTGTCCAGCAGCCGCAGCAGCAAGCCGCACCCGCGCAACAACAACGAGCGGCCCCTGTGCCAGACGAGAAAGCCGTTGCGTGGAAGGACAAAAACAAGTGGTTTGGTCAGGATAAAATCATGACTACGGCTGCTTATACTATTCACCAAGAGCTTGTCGAAGAACAGGGGTTTGACCCGAACAGCGATGAGTACTATAGTGAAGTTAATCGCCGTATGCGTGGGGAGTTTCCTCACAAGTTTCAATCGGCGAACAAACCGGGTGGAGGAAGTCAGGTCGCTTCTGCTGGTAACTCCGCATCCCGCAGCACGAAATCAGGGCGCAGGTCAGTCAAGCTATCGCATTCCGCAGTTGCGATTGCAAAGAAGCTAGGCGTACCTCTTGAAGAATACGCAAAGTATGTAAAGGATTGAGATAATGGCTGATACTAGAACACCGCGCAAGAGCGCAACACGCGAAACAGAAACGCGCAGAGAACCTTGGGCACCGCCCAGTCACCTATCCGCACCAGATGCCCCAGAGGGATTTGTGCATCGATGGATACGAGTCTCTATGCGAGGCGAGGAAGACAAAATGAATGTCAACTCCAAGCTCCGTGAAGGATGGGAACCCGTCCGTAAAGACGAATATCCGGACTATGAAGCCCCAACTATCGACGCTGGTCGATATGAAGGCGTGATTGGTCAAGGTGGTCTGATGTTGTGTCGTATGCCTGAACAGACAGCTTACGAAAGAAACGAGTACTACGGGGGCCGGACCCGCGAACAGATGACAGCTGTAGACCAGGACCTTATGAAGGAACAACATCCTTCAATGCCGATCCACAATGATCGGCGAAGTCGTGTAACTTTTGGTGGTCGTGAACGCGACTCCAATTAACTTTAGAGGATTGCTCAAATGGCAAACAGTAATGGTGCCTTCGGACTACGTCCGATTGGCGTAGTCGGACAGGCTGCGAACACCACTGGTGTGACTGAGTATCGTATTGCCGCAGGCAACACTAACGCGATCTATCAAGGCTCTCCTGTTATCCCGCTTTCAACTGGCTTTATTGACATTGTTGGCGCGGCAACAGGCGGCACAGTAGGTTTACTTGGTGTTTTCTGGGGTTGCGAATACGTTTCGTCAACAACTGGTGAAAAAATTTACTCCAACTCATGGCCTGGGTCAGGCGCGGATACCGATCATCCCGTCACAGCCTTTGTGTATGACAACCCAATGCAGACCTATGTGATCTGCTCAGATGCTTCTCTTACTAACGAAGCAACTGCGCGTGGACATGTGTTTGCAAACGCAAACTTTGCGGCAGGTACTTCTGGTTCTTCAACCACTGGTATCTCTTCTGCTAAGTTGGGTGTCAGCACTATCGCCACAACCGCTGCATTGCAGCTGCGTATCATGGGCGTTCAAAACGACCCAGACAACGCAGACTTCGCTGCTGCTGGTATCCCTGTAATCGTTCGATTGAATAACAGCTTTAATTCCGCCAACGGCGCGATTGTTGCTGGTACTCCATCGACCACTGGCGTTTAAGGAGGTCTAACAAATGGCTATTTCTCGCGCACAATTAGCGAAAGAGCTTGAACCAGGTCTCAACGCCTTGTTTGGTATGGAGTACTCACGGTACGAAAACCAACATGCAGAGATCTTCACAACAGAATCTTCTGATCGAGCATTCGAAGAAGAAGTTATGTTGAGTGGTTTCGGCGCAGCACCGACTAAATCGGAAGGTTCTGCAATCAACTTTGACGACGCTAACGAAGCATACACTGCTCGTTACAACCACGAAACAGTGGCGCTGGCATTCTCAATCACTGAGGAAGCTATCGAAGACAATCTCTATGATCGTCTTGGTTCGCGTTACACTCGTGCGTTGGCTCGTTCAATGGCACACACAAAGCAGGTCAAAGCCTCTTCAGTTCTTAACAACGCCTTTACGGGCGGTGCTACGGCTGGTGGTGACGGCGTTGCTCTTTGTGCAACAAACCATCCGCTCACTAACGGCGGTACGTTTGCAAACACGCCAGCAGTAGCTGCAGATTTGAACGAAACATCTCTTGAAGATGCTTTGATCAACATCGCAGGTTTTGTTGACGAGCGTGGTTTGAAAGTCGCACTTCGCGGCACCAAACTGGTCATCCCGCGTCAGCTGCAATTCGTTGCAGAACGCTTGATGGTTTCAAACTTGCGTGTTGGCACAGCCGACAACGACACTAACGCAATCCGCTCCATGGGCATGTTGCCTGACGGTTACGCCGTCAACGACTTCCTGACGGATCCAGATGCGTTCTTCGTCTTGACTGATGCTCCTCGTGGTATGATCCACTTTGAGCGGACCCCACTTTCCACTAACATGGAAGGTGACTTCGACACGGGTAACATGCGCTTCAAAGCGCGTGAGCGTTACAGCTTCGGCTTCAGCGACCCACGTTGTATCTTTGGTTCCGCAGGGGCGTAAGTCTCTGATCAGTACTAAAGCTAGGGGCGGTCTTCGGATCGCCTCTTTCTTTTTGTTTAGACCTGGTGTATTCTGAGTTCACTAGGGCAAAAACTAGCTTTGTAGACAGGTCCCCGCCCTCCTGACGTTGCATAGACTACAAAGCGAATCCTTATGCAAAGGGTACTAAAATGGCTTCGACCACTTTTTCAGGTCCAGTGACCTCCACCAACGGTTTCATTGGTGATATCGTTGTTCCAACATACACAGTTTCAAACGCACCCTCCGCGGCTACTGCAGGCGCAGGCACAATCGTTTTTGTTTCTAACGGCGCAGCAGGCTCCGCTATCTTGGCTTTTTCTGACGGCACAAATTGGAAGCGTTCGGATACAGGCGCAACTATCGCAGCATCGTAGGTGTGAGTCATGAGCAGATTCACAGCACCTTCTGAAGAAGAACTTGCGGCCCGAGGAATCGGTGTCAAGAAAGTTCGTGCGCGAAACGAGAACGGCACACTTAAAGCAGATGACCCATCCACTCCGAATGTAAACGAGGCGTGGGCGGATGCACCTGTTAAGAAGAAACGTGGCCGTCCTCCAAAGAAAAAGGATTAAGCAATGGCAGGTCCAGTAACCGA